CCTGAAATAGTTTCAGTAATAACAGCTCCATTAACATCAGTACCAGTAATAGTAAAATTAATTGTACTAAGGTTAGCACCACTTACCATGTTTACTTTTGCACCAAGTCCTGAACCGTCATTATGTGCTCCAGGAGCACCTTGAATTAAAGTAAAAGAACCGTTTGCTTGAACCGCTTGACTGGCTGCTACTGACGTAGTAGTCGCAGTTTTTGCTGCTCCAAAAAACTTGGCTTTTACTCCGGATACATTACCCATTTTTATTCTCCTTTTTGTTAACGGGTGGGGATTTTACTCCCCACCCTGGTTAATTAGTTGCTGTTCCAAGGGCTGAATGGAAGCGCTTCGTTTGCTCCAGTCTGACCATTGTTAGCAAATTGAGAATACTCGACAACGGTTGTCCAGTCACCTGCTGTAGCTGTCGCTGCACCACCACCAGTAAATACTGAACCGTAAAATAAAACGAGTCCTGCATCTGTTTGGTTAAAGTTAGCGCCTGCTACTCCAGCTGCTGCTGCCTGTTGTACAAATCTCCAGTTAGTTTTTTGAACTGTAGATAAAGGTATAGGTGAATTCCAGTTAGCTGCGGCTGCACCTGCAACCATGCCTGTACCAAGAATTGGTGAAACACCACCACCAGCTGCTAAAGTGCTACCTGCGTACATTCCGCCTGCTGCTCCTAAAACACCTGTAGCTGCATCTGCCATAGTTCCAATAGCGAAGAAATCTCCGTTTGTTGTTGCACCGGCACTGTTACCATTAGTATTAATCATAAACTGCATTCTAGTAAGAGCAGACTGATAAGGTACTACACCTAATGGTCTAGCATATATATCAGTAGTTGCTGATCTAGTTCCTACAGAAACAGTTGCTGTCGCGTTAGGGTTAGATGCTGCACTAACATCAGTAACAGTTGCAAACAATGAAGTTGAAGCTACAACTGCAGCTGCAGCTGGTCCTGTAATTCCTGTTTCAGTTAATGCTCTACCAGTTGCGTCAGTTCCTGTGATAGTAAAAGTTGTTCCTGCTGAAGTTGCTACTGCACCTGTAAGGATAACTCTTCTACCCCAATGTTGTACAGCAGTATTATTTGCTGGTACACCTGTAGTTGCTGTTACTGGTGAAACTTTCCATGGAGCCCATTCTCCAGATACTGATTGTGCACCATTTAAATTTAAATGGAATCTACCATCAGATGGTCTTACACTTGAATATGTTTGAGCTAATGCGATTCCTGTTGCAGCTGGTGCAAGAGGAAACATATGTCTTTGTGTTGCTACATTCCCTAGTGGATGTGTATTTTGAATTCCGCTACTTAAAACTGAGTTTCCTGTAGCAGTTATTGATCCAGTTTTTACCGGACCTGAAAAGGTAGTTATACCCATAATAATCTCCTTTGGCTGTATAGGCCAATCTCGTCATGCTGTCTCTATACCGTCTGCCTAGCCAGTCAACACAACTAATTTACTCTAGGGTAAGGAGGGCAGATAATTCCGCCCTCCTAAGTGATTTATGCTCCTGGTGTACCAAAGATACCACGCCAGTCAGACCAGCCGTAGCTGTATCTTTCTCTAGCTTTGTATCTAACGTTGCCAGTATCGAAATCGCCTTCCATAGCAGTTCTAATAGGTGCTCTATTAAAATGCTTAAGACCATTAGGCGCATCTGTTTTAATCCACCAAGCGTCAGTATCAGTAAGGAAGTTGTTTACAACATATCCTTCTGGTACCATTCCCATATTTTTTTGGGCGTTGATGTCATTATCAGCAGTGCCTGGTCGGCCAGCAGATTTCATTAGTCTCTCAGCTATAAACTGCAAGTTTACTGGAATGATCATTTTCATTCCTCTAAGAGCAATTTTCATTCCTCTTTCGTCTTGCATGTTAGCAATGTCAATTAACATCTGCTCTAACGAAGTTTCGTTAAGGTCAGCTGCAACTGCTAGAGTGTTCGTTTGGTTGCCACTAAGTGTAGGGTGAGCTGCATTGTTTAATGAAACTCCGTCTCCACCAGGATTAGCTGCTGCAAATGCATTGTTTAAAATGTTTGCTGCTTTCACCTGTTTAGTGTTAGCCATAGAACGCGCTAGTGCTTTTGTATAGCGAGTGCTAAGTTTATCGTAAAGATTATCCTCTACTGCTTCTTCTGTTAGTGCAAAAGCTAAAGCAACAGTCTCGTTGGTATACCTAGCAGTGTAAGTTTCTTGAGCGTCATCGTATACAATACCTTGACCCTCAGGTTTTACAGCTGCATTGGCAAAACCGCCAAGCATTACTTCTTCTTCGAAAGCACGATCAGATGATTCTGTATCGAATATTTCTTTGTCTTGATTTTCGTATCGGTCATACTCTAAGCCAAATAGCGCGTTTAAGCCTGGTTCGAGTTCTTTGACCAATTGCATTCTTGAAATTACCATTGTTCAATCTCCTTTAGGTTATACGCCAAGTATTCTAGAATACACGTGTTCAACGATTTTAACAATCCAGTTAGTGTTAGCAGTAACTGCGTCGCTGTTTTCAGGATCTTTGGACTTGCCAACGATTCTTAATTGAGCTGCGCCTGCTGCAGGAACACCACCACCATTACCAGTAAGTACATTTAATTCACTTGCTGATTGGCCGTTGATTGTATTTCCGTTAGTAACCACGATATCAGTATTTTTTCCTACTGCTGCTGGAAAACCAGCTGCTAGGATACCGTTACCTTGTATCTCGAATAACTTATTTGGATCGTCGTAGACAAATGCTTTGATTAACCCACCACCTGTTGGAGTGATTCCGCCAGGGTAGTAGTTTGACCAAGTAGGTTTTTGTGTAGTAGGGTCGTCATAAAAGCAACCGTT